ATTTACAGCAAGGTACTCCGTCTTCTAAAGTTGCGACCTAATCTTGGGGTAAAGAACAAACTCCCAAGTTCAGTCAAACTTTAAATTCGGTCTTTACCTCACGACGCGTCTCATCGCCGTACACATGGGTCACTCATGTGATTCTGTATAGCTTGGTATGCTGCCACCATACAGTATTTCCTAAATTATAACAAATAACAAATAAAATAATTACTAATAGGGATAGGAATAATTTAACCTATAGTAATAATAAAACAAATAAAAATATATATATGAATTATGAAGTGGGGGTCAATGTATATTTAAACAAGATGGGAGCACCTGTGAAGAAATAAAGTGAAAAATCTTCACCAGCTGCAACGAAATCGTTAAGCATAACACCATTCTGAGTTCCCTGATAAGTACCAGCAACACCAACTTCATGAGAGTTACAGTTCAAGTTCTGTGCACTAATCAACCTCGAATAACCAATTCTTCCTTGATTGTAAAATGGAAGTTCTACCTGCATAACTGAGTTTCCAGTCAAATACTGGACACTTGTTCCAGCAGCAGTATTCGATGTCAATGCTAAAGCCATTTCTTTCGAATTTGCCTTTAACATATCTTGTCTAAAGGTAGATCCATTACCAGTACCTAAGAAATGTCTACGAGTAACAAATCCATTGAAAGTTGCAAGTCCAAGATCTGTAATACAAACATACTTATGTCTCATTGCACCTCTATATCCAGCAAAAGCAGGCATAAAATAGGCAATAGGACTTTTAAATCCTAAAGTCAATTTTTCTCCACCATAAAGATCAGAATTATCCAACCCACCAGGATCATAGCCTGTTTGATATGGTAAATCTTTATTTAATAAAGCAGAATATGAATATAACGATCTAACATCGCTATGAGGCAAAATCCAAGATCTGACTAAAGTATAACGTTTGCATAACTCTCGTAGACTTGTTGGTGTCTCTCCATAGAAAACATTCATCATCTGATCACTTTCTGGCATAGTCTTAGTCAATGTTGTAGTTATAACAGATTCTCCTGGTTTATCGGTCGAATCTGTATTTTCCATACCTGACTGAGAATTCAATATACCAGGAATGTCAGGAAGAGGTTCAATAAACAAATGGTAATGATTTAGCCTATCAGATACAGGATCTGCAAATTTTGCATCATCACACATCGAAACATAAACATTTATCTGAATTGTCGAGATGGATGCTGGACAAACAAGTTCATTCACAACATCCACTTCGAGCACACCATTATGTTGTTTACTACTATCAGTGGAAAGCCTTGCAGGACCTGAATTGAACCAATTGTTACCAAAATCCATCTCAGGCACTGAAAGAAATGGTGATTTCTGACCCCAACCAACAATAACTTCAAAATCCTCTTCTTCGGAAATATCAACAATACGACTATAATTCACATTATAATTAACTGCTGCACTTCCAAAGGAATTAGGATCATATCTCACGACAATACGTCCTTGATGATAATTGGATCGCACTACCTGAAATCGAAATTTGATGGAACCCTGCCAACTCTTGAAGTAATTCATGATAAATGCCATAGATGTAGGATGGATTTCCTCACCTAAGGCTCCATGCAATGAAGGGTTAACCCTACACTGCCATAGCATATCATTAATACTACTATCAGTAGAGAAGTTAAATGTTGTTAAATAACTCTCTCTCTTGAGTAGACTAAGAATATTCATTTCATCTTGACTAGTTAAGCCTGTTACTCTCGGATCTATAGTAACTTCTGCTTTTGAATCTAGTGTCAATTTATGAATATTTTCTGGAGCATCAGAGTTAGCAGTATTACCACCAAATTGAGGTTTTACTACCATCTCATTTTGAAGTAAAGGAGGGCGACTAAAGCCAAAAAGCTTAGCCACATCTCCTACTCCACTGGCAACCATTTCCGTAGCTCTAGCATATGGCCCAATAATTGGAGAATCTTTCAACAATCCCGCTGCTTTCGCAATAGCACTAGCAGGTTTTGAAATTATCCCCTGACCATATTCATCAGGACCTAACTTCCTTGCCTTTCCAGATTGGGAAGTCAAAGTAGTAGGCATAGTAAGAACTACATCCTCAGCCCATACAAATGCTCTAACAGTAACAGGGTTGTTACCTTGATTAGCATGTTGCAATGTACCGAATGATTTAATAGTAATCTCTCCCATATCCTCATAATCCTTATCAGATAATGACATGTAATTGTCCCTAAAGAAAAAGGGCAAACACAATGTACCACCTTCAGATTTTGTTGGATTTAAGAAAACATGAGGTTTTTGACTAGCTCCAATCAAATCTTGATCAAAGAAATTACGTTGGACTGTCACTTGGTCAAAACCACTTAATGGATTATATGAAGCCATCAATCGGCCATAATGAAATGGTGTTCCATTAATTGTAAACTTAACACAAAGATTACAACGCAATAGTTCAAAACTACTGATTTTGGCTTTAACATATGGATCAGTACAAAACAACTCCCAAGGATTGAATTTTTGCAAGAAAGGAGCATTTACACCCCATACAAATGGAGGTAAAGCAACTGGTCTTTCAAGAAAATTTCCCAAGGAATCAGAGACTGTATTATCCGCCAAATCCATAGTGGCATCACGCTCACTTCCGGGATCAACTGCCCATCCTGCATCCTCATCAGCAAAAGTGGCTACTTGAACATTTGTTGTATCACTTGCTTCCATCGAAGTTATTCTAATTGACTCAGACTGCGATTCATAAAGAATAGAATTCCCACAGTCCGAGCGTTCATTTAAATGGTGGAAAAGAGCGTCCACCTGCGCTAAAAATGAAAATATAAAATTAGTAATGCAATTTATTTAATATACACACGTACCGCATCATGTAAATATGTACAGAGCTTCTCTTGTTTGAAGTCTCAACACTCCTCCCCTAAATAGAGGTATCCCGACTGGCAGGATCATTCAAATGAGTTTTCTATATATAGTTTCAGGCTGGAAGTTCCTAAAACAAGACAAGTAACTACCTCATTTGGCGTCTTTGGTTTAACCTGCATGCTGCTACGCAGGGCATATTTATAACGCGCTTGCAAGCGCGAATGGTGTATTTATATTGCGCTCACCAGCGCTATGCCCTTCCTAAGGCTGATATTTACTAGGTAGAGGCCAAGAGTATTTGTCACAGAAACGAATCATCTGTTCCTCATACGTCTTGAGTTCCCCAATATAACCTATCAAACCACACTCTCGTGCAACCTCCTCTAGCTGGCACTTTCGTTTATTATAAAACTCTTCACCAAAATGAAAGTATTTATCTAAAACGTCAGTGATAGCGCTAGCAGAATGCATTTCCTCAGTCAAAACATCACTCTTAATATGAGTATGTAATGTCTTCTGAATTGAATTTTCCTCAATTACCGCACGGTACAATCCCATTTCATGGTCATATACTGCATTATGCTTCAAGAAACCTGCTTCATCTGCCGTAATAAACGGTACTGATTCAGCTTCCTTATCAGCCATGGTATAAGTCAATCCGGCTTCAGCTAAAATGCTAGAAACACGAGTATGGTTAAAAGCATCATACTTCTTTGCGACAGACATAATATTGTCATCACCATAAGTCATCAATGCTACAACCTTATTGAAACTAGGTACCTTCCACCATTTATCCTGCTTAGCAATCTCATAATAGCAATACCTCATATAGAGAGAATTGACTAATGAATTGATTACTACAGTCAAAGGATGACCAGAAGGATTTGATCCAAGAAATTGAATCAGAACTCCAAAATGATCATATGTTGGATTGCAAACTTCAGCAGCAATACCACGCATAATTGTTAAATCCTCCTCATCAAAGTTCTCTGACTCTTCCGCAATTCTAATAAGAATTTTGAAAGCAGCCAACATAAACCTTGGTGACATCCTAGTATCAAAAGCTTTGTAATCTCCTGCAACAATCCTGTCCTTACCATGCCTAAAAACACCCTTCATCAACTCATCCCACTCAGGGGAATACACATTGACACCACAAGCACACTCAAACAATTCCTTCTTTTTCTGCATCAAAGCAGATAGAGAAAGGAAATATTTACGTTCTGTCATGGTAAAAGGCATATTTGAACCTGCAAAAACTCTAACCTTAGTTTTTCCAATTTTTACTGGTTCATCCTTAAGCGATGCCTTAAACACCGTATTAATCCTATTTCCATTTTTCAACTCTTCCTCAATTCTTCTAACTTCCTCCAAAATTTCTTCATCCACATCACGAGGACAAGAAATTCCTTCAACAAACCTCTGAGACTCACAAACAAATTGTCTTTTAGTCCCTTTAAGAGGAAATCCAGCTGCGGTTCCAAACTCCATTGAATTAATTCCATTAACTCCATCATATCCGGCTAAGACAGCATCAATACTCATCTTACCTATTTGCGCATAATCCTCTTTGGTGAGACCATCTAAGATTTGTTTTTCAAAATCTTCATATGCCTTATTAAAAGAATCCAATTGAAATGCATAAGCTGTATCACTTTTCCCTTCAACATCTACCAATTTGTGTCTATCATCTCTCATTTCACATGGTGGTCCATGAATCTTAGGTAGACCTAAATTTTTAACAACTGATTCAGAAATCATACTTGTAACAACTTTAGATGAAGGTGTACTACGAGGTTGATTATGTTGACCAAAAACAACACATTTTGCTTCTGGTTTCAATTGATGAACCACAGATTTCTCATGTGGTTCAACCAATGGGCCAACATTAATCCCCATTATTGTAGTTTTAAAAGCCTGTGCACTATGAGAAACCATAATACCAGGTCTCTTATTCAACTGCTTAATAGCATCCAATACCTGGGTTCTCGTAAGAAAACCTGCGGCTCCACTACTACCTTTTCCGGCCAAATGAAATCCCCCAATAAATGGATTTTGCTTCAAATCCTTAGCCACTACAGTTGCTCCACACAAACCATTAAAAGTCTGTCCTGGGAACTCATATGTAATGGATTCAAAACTTCCTCCCATATCAGATCGAGATGTCGACCTATTAACAAGCATCTTATCATATCTCTCTATTGTACCATTGTTATTGTACATCAAGAAAGCTTCAAAAGTTTTACCATGCGGAATGTTATTAGGTAAATATGCAGTAATATCCTTTTGATCACCCAATTCTGGCAAGTACCACAATGCAAAATCAGTTTTAGGAATATTATAAGTTGACTCCGGCTGAATATATACATTTTTGTACGGTGCACCAGGTTTACTAATGCAAGCCTTACATGCCTTCGTGGGAATAATATGATTCGGTATTACCAACACATTTGATATCAAAGGAACAGTATTACAAAAAGTAAAACTATCATCCAAATCAATCCTCAAGTTCATTTGTCTTCTTTTTAGACTATTAAACATCTGATCTGCTGTCATACACATTGTATCGTGTGGTAAATCAGGATCGATCTTAAATGCTTTCTCTCTCTCCTTCATACCAGAAACTCCCCATTTTGGATGATCCTCTTCAATAGAGGCACCTTCTTTTGGAAAAATTCTAATTGGAGCTGCAGCTTGCGCCACAGGGAGTGTTTTCATATATCTAACAAATTTAATAATTGCCGTCAATGTAGAAACTCCTCCAATAAAAGATAGTATTTTAACCTTGGTTCTAAAATCTAAATTTCTAATCCAAGTTGACACACGAGGTAAGTTTTTAATCTTGCGCTTAATTTGATTTTTAATGCACATATAAATAATATAAGTAATTAGCACGAAAATACACAAACAAACTAGAATAAATCTTGCCCCAAGGACACCAAAGAACAATAGTTGAAGAATAACCGCTAGCGCAATATTCAATTTAATACAGTACATCTCAAACATATTCCTATAATAACTCAAAAGAGTCTTACGAACATGATAAATGAGAAGACCTTGTCCTGCGGTAGTATCCAACAAACACAAAAGTCCTTTGGTAATAAGAGAATAAATAAATTCTTCACACTCCAACAATGGCTTAAGAAGATCAGGAAACTGGCAAAATTGAGATTCCAATACACAATCCTTACACAAACTTGCTGGTGATCCGCAAGAACACAATGTAATAATTTCATTGGCCTTTTGACTACGGACAAAACGACGTTGTTCCAGAAAATGCTTAGCTGAATCACTCTTCAAGAATCTTAACATAGTACGAATATCAACACCTTCCATTGTCCTTCCTTCAAATTGATGAAATTGATAAGATATCTTTTTTCTATCAGCTTGATTTGGGACTGTGGTAGCGTACTCAATATCAAAAGTAGCAAAATCAGGAAATAACTCATCCCCAAATTTAGCATAAACCTTAGATGAATCAAGCATCTCTGTTCCTCTTTTGCAAAATTCTGGACGAACCTTCTGAGTAATAATAAGATCAAATCTACGTGACACAGAAATTGGTTCTTCAGAATAAACAGCAGCATTTAATCCTTTTACATTAGTTGTCGCCAAACAAACTCTTGGTTCAACCATGACATTGCCCTTCATCTCAACATTAGGATTCAAAGCAGCTTGAGGACTATTGTTAATAAATTGGATAATTTTCATCAATGGATTCCCTTCTTGTTTATCAGGTGTTCCATTACACAAATCATCAAAAATAACACCACTATGATAAGTGCGATATTCCGATTGAAATTTATCAAATTCATTCAACACAATAACACTACGAGGAGAACTATCAAGTCCATTAACTTCCAAAACATAGCGTATCAAAGCATTAGACATAGCAGATTTTCCTACTGATGATCCCCCATACAATAAAATTCCATAAGGTTTCTCTCTGATATAATCTCGCTTCGCCAATGTTCGGCTAGCCTGAATAGCCTTAAATTCTTTTAGAGTGTTATTAAGCACAGACTTCTCATGTCCTTGCGCTACAGCCATCTGTTTCAACGTTTCTTGAATCGCTTCTTCAATTCGGCGATCAAATTCTAGAGCATCCATCGTGGTATCTCTACCAACGTCAATAAGAACTTTTTGGGCTCTTAACGTGGCAATCTCCAATTCATATTTTAATTTATGTTCATCAAGATAAAACGCTTTTACTCCATGCTCAGGAAATTTCATAAGAGCCTCTTTCAACAAAGAAACAAGTTTTGTCAATACATCATAAATTGCAGTTATACTCACGCTTTGCCTCATTGCTTCACTTTCAAAAATAGATACACCACGAATTTTATAATCAATTTTAGGCAACCAGCCTAAGGTGACAATCATGGATAATAAAGTACATAAAGTTTTTGCAATATCGCAACGCAAAATCAATGGCAAATCTTCATACAAAATACTAAGTAAAGGAATACCATAGAAAAATTCTTTAAATTTCTCCCAAAGGAGATTAAATTGTTCTCCGGTAATAAAAGGCAAACTAAAATCACCCAATTTAATAGAATTAAAATATTCCTTACAAATTTCAACGGTCGGAAATTCAAAATTACCTGATGTAAAAGACTTGAAATATTCCTTACAAGTTTCCTGTATAGTATTTGCAAAAACATTTTCACCTAAATCCGCAAACAAAACCGACGACTGAGAATCCAAAATCTTTCCATTATTACGCACACTTTTCTTCTTAGAGCTTGAATTTTTTGCATAAACATGCAAAGCTTTATGCTTTCGATTAGTAGCATTCTTATTGTTTCGAATACGAGTATAATATTTACTTTTTGCATAGTCTTTTTCACTTTGGCTTTCCAAACAAGGAAGACAAAGATATAAAACAATGCGAGTAGTCCAGGCACACATAATCAAATATGGAAATAAAACAAAACTTACTACATTAAAAGTAAGTGCTGAAACCCTTTTTGCTGCATTTCTCTTTATTTCCTCTGAATAGTTAGAACTGTTCATTTTAGAATAAAAGAAAGGGTTGATAACAGTAACCTCTATGGGCTAAACAAATTTTCTTCATTGTTATTAAACTCTTGTATTGATGATTTCTCAAAACATTGTGTCTCACATCTTAAGGTTGACTAGAGCCTACAAAAAAGAGAGGCGTGCAGCGCCCCCATTCCTGGTAGAATGGTAAACGTAGGATAGCCAGATGATATTGATAGCAATAACCCCCGATACGTTGGGTTAAAGATGCTCAAAAGGACCAATTGTTCTCTTCTAAATGTTAGATTCTGATACTCATTAAACTCTGCTGCGAGTTGAGTAGATAAACGAAAATCATATAGTCAAGTGGGATTCCTTAAAGCACATCTAAAGTCTACTAGAATCACTGTCTTTTAAAATCTGACAATTGTTACAAACAAATCAGTAAATCTTAGAAAAATGCAGAACGCTGTTTTTAATTCGCTCCGCTCATAATCTAAGCAAAAGTGGTCTCCTATTTATTATGCCCTGGAGAAGGGCTGTGTGGTCTCCTGCTCTACGAATAGGCAGTATTTTCCTGAGTCGACCAATCTCATACACCAAATTTAATGTCTCGGTATCAAAGACTAGTCTCCTATTTATTATGCCCTGGAGAAGGGCGGTGTGGTCTCCTGCTCTACGAATAGGCAGTATTTTCCTGAGGCGACCAATCTCATACACCTAATTTAATGTCTCGGTATCAAAGACGGGGTTCCAGTTTAAGGATACTGGAAATCCTGGCTGGGTCCTGCTTTCAGGGGTCAGAATAAACAAACATAATAAAGTTTTATCTAAAAGATAATCTATCATAAACACGGCTTGTTACAATAATTAAAGTACGGCTCTTAAAGAAACATACTAAAACTACCTTATACAAAACGTATAAAGACAAATATAATCTTAAAGAGCCACATAATATTATGGCTGTGAAAATTGCGTAGTCCGGCGCCAAACGGACAACGAAATCTTCGATATGAGGAGCCTACCTAGGTTAAAAACCTAGGTAG